TGACAACTGTTTATACAGTTCCTACGGGTTATTACGCCAAGTTTACTGTGATGTACATTCACAACACTGGTGGCTCGACTAAGCACATTACTGTTCAATGGTATGACGCAAGTGCGGCTACAACATTGGACATTCTTACTAACTACGACTTTACTTCAAAGCAATACCTTCAGTTTGATGGCAATGCTTATATCGTTTTAGAAGAAGGCGATAGGATTCAAATTACTACTCAAAGTGCAAGTACATTCAGTTTTATTGCCACATTTGAAGTATCAGGAGCGCAACGAACATGACCTACTTAGAACTTGTTAACGATGTGTTAGTTCGCTTGCGTGAAAGCACAGTATCTACTGTTGGCGAAACAACCTATTCTTCTTTGATTGGCAAGTTTGTCAATGATGCCAAGCGTCAGATTGAAGATTCCTATAATTGGAATGTCTTAGGACAAACAATTACAGTTACCACTACCAGTGGCACAAGCTCATACGCTTTGACAGGTGCGGGTCAGAAGTTCCGTATCAATGACGCTATCAACACTACAAGTGTTATTGCTCTAGACAACATTGCTGTTGCGGACATGAACCGCAAGCTCAACTTTGGCACACCATCACAGTCTATTCCTTCTGAGTTTTGCTTTAGTGGTGTAGATGGTAGTGGCGACACAAAGGTTGATTTGTTTCCCGTTCCTGATGGTGTCTATACACTAAAGTTTGATTTGACCATTCCACAGGCTAATCTGTCTGCTGATGGCACTTCAGTCAAAGTATTGGACTATTTGGTCGCCCAGAGTGCCTATGCCCGTGGCTTGATTGAGCGTGGTGAGGACGGAGGCACTGCTTCTAATGAGGCTTATGCTTTGTTCCGTGGAATGCTATCTGACGCTATTGCATTGGAAAGCACTCGTTACCCTGAAGATAACTTTGTGGCGGTCTAATGGCAGCTCCTCTACAAAGTCAAAGCATTAGCGCACCAGGCTTTTTTGGCCTGAACACGCAAGATTCGCCATTAGATTTGGCATCTGGCTTTGCTTTGGTCGCCAATAATTGTGTGATTGACCAATATGGTCGTGTTGGCTCTCGCAAGGGCTACACAAGGGTTAACCCATCTTCGGGCAATCTAGGTGCTAATGACGTTACTGTTATCCATGAATTAGTCCAGACTGATGGCACTTTGACTGTTCTGTTTGCGGGGAATCTCAAGTTATTTAAACTTGGCACTTCTAATGCAGTGACTGAGTTGACCTATGGTGGTGGCGGTTCTGCTCCTACTTTCACAGCTAATAACTGGCATTGTGCTTCTTTGAATGGGATTACTTACTTCTTCCAATCTGGGCACGATCCGCTTATATTTGACCCCGCAGTAAGTACAACTACTTATCGCAGAGTGTCTGAAAAGTCAGGATATGTGGCTACTGTTCCGCAAGCCAATATCTGTATCTCAGCATTTGGTCGTTTGTGGGTAGCTAATACATCTACAGATAAAGTTACGATTACCTTCTCTGATCTGATTGCAGGTCATGTATGGGGTGGTGGTACTTCAGGAACATTGGATGTGTCTCGTGTATGGCCTAATGGTGCTGATGAGATCATGGGTCTAGCGGCTCACAATGATTTCTTGTTCATCTTTGGTAAACGACAGATTCTTGTTTACTCTGGTGCTACTACACCCGCTACGCTTCAGTTAAGCGACACAGTAGGCTCTATTGGGTGTATCGCTCGTGATTCAATTCAGAGTATTGGCACAGACGTTATCTTCTTGTCAGACTCAGGTGTTCGCTCACTGATGAGAACTATTCAAGAGAAGTCTGCTCCTTTGAGAGACCTATCTAAGAATGTTCGTTCTGACTTGGTATCTTCTTTGGCAGTAGAGACTTTGGCTAATCTGAAGTCTGTTTACTCAGAGAAGAATGCGTTTTATCTATTGACTCTTCCAGTAACAGCACAGGTCTTCTGTTTCGATACAAAGATGCAATTGCAAGATGGTGCATCTAGGGTCACTAAGTGGGATTCGATTGCTCCTACGGCTCTCTATTCGCTTCGTAATGGTGATTTATACATTGGTAAGAGTGGATACATTGGTAAGTATGCAAGTTTCTTAGATCACACATCAACTTATCGATTTTCTTACTTTACCAACCATGCAGATTTAGGTAACGAGAATCAGATTTCCATCTTGAAAAGAATCAAGACAATTGTGATTGGTGGCTCTGACCAGTTCGTTACAATTAAGTGGGGATTTGACTTTGCTGCCAACTATCTGTCGGGCAATGCTTACATTCCTGAACAGAAGAACTATGAATATGGTCTTGCTGAATACGGAGTAGCTGAGTATTCTGGTGGTGTGCTTATCAAGACACTAGATGTAAATGCTTCTGGTGCGGGAAAGATTGTTCAAACTGGTTACGAAACCACCATTAACGGCACACAGTTGTCAATTCAGAAGATTGAGATTCAATCTAAGAACGGGAAAATATCATGAGTCAGTACACAAAGAGCACAAATTTCGCCACTAAAGACAACCTTAGTCCTGGTGATCCGTTAAAGATCGTCCGTGGTACTGAGATTGACACTGAGTTCAATAACATCTCTACTGCTATATCTACGAAGACAGATAACTCTGCTGCCGCAATTACTGGTGGTTCTATTACAGGTATCACAGACTTAGCAGTTGCTGATGGCGGTACAGGTGCTTCTACTGCGGCTGGTGCATTGAATAACTTGTTGCCAAGCCAAACCTCTGCGGCTAACAAGTATCTCCAATCGGATGGTACTAACGCTTCATGGGATGCGGTCACTCTCTCTACTGCTGATATTACAGGCACTCTAGCAGTAGCCAATGGTGGTACAGGTGTAACTAGCTCTACAGGTACAGGCTCAGTAGTGTTGTCAAACTCGCCAACATTGGTTACTCCTGCATTGGGAACACCCGCTTCTGGTACTTTGACAAACGCCACAGGTCTGCCAATCTCTACTGGTGTGAGTGGTTTGGGTACTGGCGTGGCTACCTTTTTGGGTACACCATCATCTGCTAACTTGATCTCTGCGGTTACTGATGAGACAGGTACGGGTTCTTTGGTGTTTGCTACAAGCCCTACTCTAGTTACTCCCGCTTTAGGCACTCCATCGGCCTTGGTGGGCACAAACATCACAGGCACTGCCTCTGGTCTTACTGCGGGTAACGTCACTACTAACGCTAACTTAACAGGTGCAGTCACTTCTGTTGGCAATGCTACCTCTTTGGGTTCATTCACTTCATCTCAATTAGCAGGTGCTTTAAGTGATGAAACTGGTAGCGGTTCAGCAGTATTTGCTACCTCTCCTACCCTAGTTACACCTATCCTTGGAACACCTACTAGCGCAACCTTAACAAACGCTACAGGTCTTCCTATCAGTACAGGCGTATCTGGTCTAGGAACTGGTATTGCTACTGCTCTAGCGGTTAATACAGGCTCTGCGGGTGCGCCAGTATTGTTCAATGGTGCATTAGGTACACCATCTGGTGGAACTGTAACTAACCTTACAGGTACAGCCTCTATCAACATCAATGGTACTGTCGGTGCTACTACTCCTACGACTGGTGCTTTTACTACGTTGAGTGCTACTGGTGTTACGACATTACAAGCGGGAACTGCATTGCTTCCCGCATTGACAACAACTGGCGACACGAATACTGGCATTTACTTCCCTGCGGCTGACACTATTGCTTTTAGTGAGGGTGGTGTAGAGTCTATGCGCGTAGATTCATCAGGCTCACTTTTACTTGCAACAACATTACAAAACGGCACAAAACTAAATGTAATGGGCGGTGACATTGTTCCCGCTACAACTGGAACAACACAAACTGGTGGATTGCGTGTATCAAGTCTTGCTACTGGTAATGGCGGTATTGTTCTTGATATGGGCGCATCTAATACAAGTTCGTATGCTTGGACACAAGTATCAAACTCTGGAAACCTTTCAAGTGGATTTGCTAAACCTTTAGTGCTTCAGCCTGTAGGTGGAAATCTTGGGCTTGGTGTTGTTCCAAGTGATTGGAGTACGTCTTATAAAGCACTTCAAATTAACACGACAAGTTCTATATCTGCAACATCAAACACTTTAAGAGTTGGCAACAATGAGTTTGTAAATACAAGTGCAGTTAGCACTTATTTAACTACTGGATTTGCAACAACATATCTACAAAATTCAACTGGGCAACACGCTTGGTACTATGCGGCATCAGGCACAGCAGGAAACCCTATCACTTTCACTCAAGCTATGACCTTGGATGCCTCTGGTCGGCTTGGAATAGGCACTACGTCACCTGCAAAACAGCTTCATATTGAATCTGCAACTGGTGGGACTATTCGATTAAGTTCATCCGATACTTCGGTTGGCACTGGCGAATCTCTTGGTGAAATTGATTGGTATTCCAATGATGCAAGTGGTTCTGCAACAGGTGTTCGTGCTTTTATCAATGTTGTAGAAAATGATGGGCTTGGTCGTGCATATGACATGACCTTTGGTACTGGTAATTCTGCTACTGCAACGGAAAAAATGCGTCTTAACAGAGATGGCAATCTAGGCTTGGGAGTTACTCCGCAAGCACGATTAAACGTCCAATACACAGATAGCGTTCCAACATCTAGCGGGACAATTTCTTCTGGTGTTGTGTTGCAATACGCCACTGGTGGTGTTGCTCTTAACATGGGGTCATCATCAAGCGGCTACTCATATTTCAACTCTGCTTTTGCAAACAATGCTGGCGTAGGTTCTGCGTATCGTTTCTACCAAGGTGCAACCCAAGCGATGACTTTGGATGCCAATGGTAATTTTTTAGTCGGCACAACTACAGCAACATATAACGCAGCTAGTCGGGGCGTAATTGAAGTAAACGGCTCAAGCACTTCTTTAATTGCGCTAAAAAGAGCAGCGGCTCAATCTGCTTATTTTCTTGCATCAGCGGGTGAGTTCCAACTCAATAACACAGAAGCCACTCCAATGACTTTCTATGTTAATGGTTCAGAACGAGCCAGAATACCTTCGGCAGGTGGCTTTCAATCAAAGACAACAATTAGTGTTGGAGATGCAACCCCCTCAACAAGCGGTGCAGGCATCACATTCCCCGCAACTCAATCAGCATCATCAAACGCTAATACGTTGGATGACTATGAAGAAGGGACTTGGACACCTGCGGTTCTTAATGGTGGTGTAGGAATTACTGTCAATTCGGCAACTTACACAAAAATTGGAAGATTAGTTTATTTGCAGTTTTATGTAACTATTGCTGCAAATTCAAGCGCATTGGCTTTCAAAATTACTGGACTTCCTTTTACTCTTGCTGGCACTAACTTCCCTGCGGTAGCGATAGGTTACAACACTAGCGGAACAAATATGTCGGCATTCATTGGTTCTACTGGAGCCGCCGATATTGAATTTTATTTGGTAGGTTCAGGAACAGCAGCAACAAACCTTCAAGCTAGCGGTGCTGGATTTATTGGTAGTGTAAGTTATCAAGTTTAAAAATATTGTACTCATAAGGAAACAATCATGTCCACATTTACAGAAGTCACATATATCTCTCAATTCAACATTCAACCTAATGGTTGCATTGGTGTTCAAAAAACAACCGATGTTGCAAAGGATGGAGTTGTCATCTCATCAACTTACTGGCGTACAACTCTAGTACCCAATGACCCACAAGCATCTACAGTATTGGATGAGGCTTATTACTTGAGCATTGCCACATACGCTTGGACTCAAACATCACCACAACCTTACAACCCTACTGAGGCTTGAACATGACAAACTGGACTATCTCAACACTTGAGCGTGAAACCTCAAACGGCTTTGTAACCACTGCTCATTGGCAAGCCACAGCAGTAGATGGAGACTACACAGCCTCTATTTACTCAACTTGCTCATGGGCTGATGGCACACCAACTATTCCCTATGCAGACCTGACACAAGAAACAGTCCTTGGTTGGGTATGGGCTAATGGGGTTGATAAGGCTAGTACAGAGGCGGCTCTGGCGGCTAATATTGCTTTGCAGAAGAATCCTACGCAAGCGTCAGGCGTGCCTTGGAGTGCAACATGAATTTGAATTTAGACGCAAATGAAGTGCAATTTATCTTGAACGTGCTGGGTGAGATGCCCGCCAAATCAGGCGTATGGCCTCTGATTCTTAAAATAAAAGAACAGGCTGAAGCGCAAGTTCCTAAAGAAGCGGAGTAAACAATCATGGCCGTAACCAGTCAACAAATTATAGATTTCTTGCTTGCTAATCCAGGCATGAGTGACGCTCAGATCGTTGCGGCTATGGAGCAATATGGAGTGTCTCCTGCTCAAATGGCTACGGCTGTTGGTTTACCAGAGGGTGAAGTTGTATCTAGGGTGGCAGCAACAATCCCAGAGGGTATGTCAGTTACTCTTGGAGATACTCGCATTGCGCCTCAATATGAGGTTCGAGGTTCTGGAGAAGATCGGCAAGTTGTTGGTATTGAAAACATTTACGTTGAAAAAACTACGGGCGATGTTAACTACAAAGCTCCTGTTGGCTCAGACGTTCAAGTTTTAAGTCCTACTGGCGATCTTGTAAACACGATAAAAACTAAAGAAGACCAATCATTCTTTGGTGGCTTGGTAGATGCCTTTAAAGACCCTGTAGTTTTAGCCGCTTTAGGCGGTGCGGCTGCGGGTGGATTATTTGGCGGTGCGGGAGCGTTAGGTGGTGCGACTACTCTTGGAACTACTGGTTTAACTGCGGCTGAATTGGCTGCTTATGATCTTGCATTAGGTGGTGCAGGTGGTACTGCAGGTGCTACAAGCCTTGCAAATGCTTTGACTACTGGTGCGGCTGTACCTACCTTAACCAACCTAACAGGTGGTAGTGGTACAAACTTGTTAACAACTCCTGTTGTTCCTACTACTGGAGTTCCTCCCGTTACAACTACTACTGCAGTGCCTACTACTGGCGTGCCTCCAGTTGTACCTCCTACTGGAATACCTCCTGTAATACCTCCTGTGGTAACGCCTCCAACAGTTATACCTCCTTTGGTTACTTCAGCGGCTACATCATTGATTCCATCGGCAGTCAAGAGTCTCTTTACACCAACAAACATTAGTAATTTGCTTACGAGTGGCGCACAGACTACGGCAGGTTTACTCCAACAGCAAACATCTCGTGAAGCGGCTCAAAAAGCGCAAGCAATGATTGATGCTGAGACTGCGGCTGCCAAGCAATCTGCGGCTTTCCGTCCTATCGGAATGACTACTCGCTTTGGTACTTCACAGTTTGCAGTCGATCCTGTAACAGGTCAATTGACAAGCGCAGGGTACACACTAAGTCCTGAAGCTAAGAATGCTCAAGATCGCTTGGTTAAGTTGGCTGAGTCTGGTTTACAACAAGCTGAAGGCGCACAACAAGCATTTGCTCCACTACAAACTGGCGCACAAACTTTGTTTGGTTTGGGCAATCAATACTTAGCTCAGAATCCTCAAGATGTTGCACAAAACTATCTCAATCAGCAGATGGCTTTGTTGCAACCTGGTCGTGAGTTAGAGTTGGCTAATCTGCAAAACAGACTCCAACAACAAGGCCGTGGCGGTCTATCTGTTGCTCAAGGTGGCACTTTGGGTGCGACTACTCCTGAACTACAGGCTTTGTTTAATGCTCGTGCTCAACAAGAAGCTCAATTGGCGGCTAATGCTCAACAAGCGGGTCAACAACAAGTTGCGTTTGGTGCGGGTCTATTGGGTACAGGCGCACAGACTATGGGTCAGTACTATGGCGGTCAGCAAGCGGCTTATACGCCCTATACGACTGCTTTGGGACAGGTTCAAGGCTTGGAACAAATGGCACAACAACCTTTTGGCATGAGTACTGCTCTTGCTCAACAAGCATCTCAAGCGGGTGCTAATGTGGGTCGTTTAGGCCTATCTGGTGCTGAGTTTAGTACACGATTGGCTACTAGCCCTGCGGCAACAACTAACCCTTATTCAACAGTATTAGGTGGCGTAGGTTCTTCTAACGCACTTGGTCAGTTTGTAGGTGGGTTATTTAGTGGTGTGCCAGCAACAACGGCTATGAGTGCGCCAGCAACCACATTTGGTACTGGTACTTATTATGGCAACCAAGACCTTGGCTTATATTTGTAAGGAATCATCATGGCAGAAAATATCGTAGCGGGTCTGTTTGGGTTAACACCCGAAATGTATGGTGAGCAACAACGTAGAAGTGCTTTGCAAGAAGGTATTACCCTTGCCCAACTAGACCCTGCGGCTCGTGGTGCGGCAATGACCTATGCAGGTGCTAGAGGGCTTGGTAACGCTATTGGCGGTGCTTTTGGAATAGAAGACCCACAACTAAAGATGATTAGTGCTAGAAACACTATCTTTCAACAGATAGATCAATCTAATCCTGAGTCTATGGTGCAAGGCATCAAGATGTTGTCACAAGCGGGAGATCAACAAGGTGCTATGGCTCTTGCAGAATACTATCGCAAGGCTCAAAGCGAGACTGCTTTGGCTCAACAACGTACTGCTGCGGCTAATCGTGAGCGTGTTCAATCAACTCCAGAAAAGATTTTGATTGCTAATCAACTTGCTCAATTAAACACTGAGTTAGATGTCTTAACTCAACAGCCATCATCTCCAGAAAGAGATGCGAAACTAAATCTTACAACTAGAAAACTTGAAGCCCTTGAGCAACAGGTTGAAAAACCAAACAAAACAGTTGTTGTTGGAAATTCTTTAATAGATGCTGTTACTGGTTTTGAGTTATATAAAGGCCCTGATGCTCAGAAGTACTCAGAGTTTGCTAAAACATTGATTGATGCTGGTCTGAAACCAGGCACTGAACCTTTCCAAAAACGTATGCTTGAATACGCAACTAAAAAGGTTGAAGGTGCTGGTAAAGGCACTGGTAACGTCACTATTGGTGGTATCAATGTTGATACAGGTGAAGCGGCTAAAAAGGCTGGTGCAATTATCGGCACAAATGTAGCAAATATTGAGCAACAATTCTCATTGCAAACTGCCTATAAAGATGCACTTGGTTTGCTAAATAAAGGAATCTATGGTGGAGCTTTTGGCCCTGAAAAACAATTTGTAGCCAAATATGCTGGTGTTGGTAGTCCAGAAAAGGTCGTAAATACAGAAGTATTCATGGCTAACATTGGAGAGATTGTTATTCCTAGATTGCAACAGTTTGGTGGCAATGACTCTAACGAAGAGCTTAAATATTTGCAGAGCGTTGTGGCTGGCAATCAAAGACTTGAACCTGAGTCAATGAAGCGTACTTTGATTAGCGCAGAAAAGAAAGTGCAAAACAACATCAAGCGTTTGGCTTTACAAACACAGTCGGCTAAAGGTGGTACTGAGCTACCAATTAGCCCTGTTACACCGCCAACACAAACACCAACAAAGCGTTATAACTTACAAACTCGACAACTTGAGACAGTAAAAGGGGATTGATATGGCTATCTATGTTCAAGTAGGAAAAGATGTAGTTGAGTTTCCAGATGGGATGTCTGATGAACAGATAGCAGAAGCCATCTCTGGAAGCATGCCTCAAGCAAAAGCCCCGTCCTCTGGTTTTATGATGGGTTTAAAAGACCCTATCACCGCAGGCGCACAGATGATTCCTCGTGCTTTAGGTGCAGTAGCTAGTTTGGGTGGCACTAAGCCTAATGCTCTAAGTGATTTGCTTTACAGAGAAGCACAACGTGTAGATGAAATGGCTAAAGCTGAAGAGCAAGGTTATCAAGCACAACGGGCAAAAGAAGGCGAATCTGGCTTTGATGTGGCTCGTTTGGGTGGCAATATTCTTAATCCCGCTAGTCTTGTGCCTGCGGCTCGTGTAGCTCAATTAGCTAGGGCTAGAGGTCTATCTAATGTTGGTCAAGCAGTGGCTGGTGGTGCTGTTGGCGGTGCTATGCAACCTGTGGTTGGCGAAGGTACATTTGGTGAGCAAAAGACTGAGCAAGTTGTTTTAGGTGGGGTTACTGGCCCTGTTGGTGAAAAGGTTGTTGCGGGTACAGGTCGAGTGCTTAAGCCATTAGTTTCCAAAGCAGAACAAACAATGCGTGATCTTGGAATTACACCAACAACAGGTCAAACTCTTGGCGGTCAATTTAAGACGCTTGAGGAATTTGCTGAAAATCTACCTTTAATTGGAACAAGCATTCAAAATGCAAAACAACGAGTGTTATTTGATTTTAACAAAGGTGTAATCAATAAAGCACTACAGAAGGTTGATGACAAATTGCCTGCTGAAGTTATTGGTCGTGATGCCATTGCATACGCTTCAGATGAAGTGTCTAAAAAATATGATGATGTTTTATCCAAAATGTCGTTTGACTTGGACTTTGCAACCACAAGCAATATTCTTGGTTCTTTAAGTAAAGCTAAAAGTTTAGATTCAGGTCAACGTCAAAAAATTAGCGAAACTTTAAATGATATTGTTTTTAGCAAGTTTGCTGGACAAAAGATTGATGGACAGACTTATAAAGGTATTGAGTCTGATTTGCGTGCGAAAGCAAGTGAATACATAAATGGCGGAAGCGCATCTGAGCGTGAAATTGGCAAGGCTTTGAGTGATGTTCTTGGTGTGGTCAAAAAAGAGTTGTACTTTCAAAACCCAAAACAAACTTCAAAGTTACGCAGAATAGATGGAGCTTTTAGTGATTTGTCTGTAATCAATGTGGCTGCGGCTAATTCTGGAGCAAAAAGTGGCGTATTCACACCACAACAATTTGCTACTGCTGTTCGTCAACAAGACCCAACTAGACGTAAATCTTCTTTTGCTAAAGGTCGTGCAAAAGGTCAAGATATATCTGATTCTGCTCTTGAAGTAATTGGAGACACAACAGGAGCAACTCAAACAGGTCGGATTGCGGTTGGAATAGGTGGCGGCCTTGGTTTATTTTCACAACCACAAATTGGCATACCAGCGTTAGTTGGAGTACCTGCTGCCTACAGTCCTAGTGGGCAGGCGGCAATTGATATGTTGTTGCGTCAACGTCCGGAATTACTACAGCGTGTAGGCGGTATGCTTTCTCAGCAATCTGCCCCACTTGGATCGGTAATCGCACCAAGTGCTGTTGGACAGTACAACCTTTCTGAAAGAAGGTAATGAAAGACGGACTGTTCGCTATTTCGGTGGCAGTCCTGATTCTTGTCTTTGTAATTTTTTGTAGTTATATTATTGTTTGGGCATTTCCGTGATCGCCTTTCTCTTGGCGGCAACCATAGAGTACCGATGTATTAAATGG